GCCTACCAAATATGCCGTGCTTTCGCTCGACATCTGCTGCGGCTAATCTTGTGCAAGGCACGGCGTCATACACAATTCCCACGGCGAGAATGATCCGACAGGTATCAATTACCGACACAAATGTTGTGACGTATCTCGACCACAGAATTGACTCGTATATCCGCGACTATTGGCCCAATGCGGTGACACAAGGCACCCCACGCATGTACAGCACAGATAGCGCAGGAACGGCTGGAACGGTCATTACACTGGCTCCCACGCCCTCTGCGGCCTTGGCCTACAGCGTAGATTTCATCGCCCCTGAGACGGGGCTAAGTAATGCCAATCCCAATACTTGGATTGACACTAACGCCTCCACAGTTCTTCTTGCTGCGGCTCTGTACGAGGCTTCTGCGTTCTTAAAAGCGCCAGAAACTTTATCTCTGTATAAAACCCAGTTTGACGAAGCAGTTCAACTTACTGTACAAGAGATGCAACGTGACTACGCAGCAGAATACAATGGAGGCATATAATGGCTATCACACAAGCAATGAGTACGCTCTTTAAAAAAGACGTGATGTTGGGCGACCATCATCTTGACAGTGACGTAATAATGATTGCGTTGTACACCAGCAGCGCAACACTTAATGCGACCACTGATGGTTACATCACCTCTGGTCAGGTTGCCAACGGCAATGGCTACACCACTACTGGTGTTGCATTGACAAGCAAGGCAGTAACAGAAGACACCAACAGTGCCAGCACAACTGCTGGAAGTGGCATTTTTGATGCGGCTGATCCAGAATGGACAGACGCAACATTCACTGCTCGTGGCGCATTGATCTACAACAAGACGCTGGGCGATGCATCTTCAAACTCAAGAGGTGCAATCGCAATTCTTGATTTTGGTGGTGACTTCTCTGTTTCTGGCGGTACTTTTAAAATCGTATTTCCAGCAGCGGGTCGAAACACTGCCATTATAAGGATCGATTGATATGGCTTCATCCTATGACAACGACTTACGCCTAAATGAGCAAGGCACTGGAGATAACAGTGGGTCATGGGGTACGGTCACGAACCTAAACTTGGAAATGATTGCGGAGGCGTTCAGCTACGGCACACGTGTTATTGCCAACGCCTCCTCAGATAACATAACACTTGCGGATGGCGCACTGGATGCTGACCGCAGTATGTACTTGAGATTGAGTGGTGGTGGTCAGGCTTGCACAGTCAGCCTCTTGCCCAACACTGTTTCAAAAGTTTGGATGATTGAGAATGCAACGTCTGCAACTTTGACATTTACCCAAGGTTCTGGAGCCAATGTTGCGGTGCTTGCTGGTCAGGTCAAAATGATCGCCACAGATGGCGCAGGATCAGGTGCAGTTGTTTACGATCTTTTGACAGACGTAAATCTGGCTGGAACAACGGTCATGTCTGGTGCAACAATCGATGATGTTGCGATAGATGGCAAAGTCATTACGATGACTGGATCGTCAGGCGACACGGCAACGCTGACTGTCGCGGCAGATGGTGCATTGGCAATCGCCACTACAGACGCAGCCGCAGCCGCAGCCAACATATCCATTACGGCTGACGGCACATTTACTGCTACAGGAACAACAGTTACTTTGACTTCATCTGGTGCTTTGAGTGCCGCAGGAACAACCATCACATTGGACAGTGCTGGCGATATTATTCTGGATGCTGATGGGGCAGATGTAATATTTAAAGATGGCGGCACAGCCATTGGAACTATAACCAACGCATCCAGTGACCTTGTCATCAAATCTAATGTCCAAGACAAAGACATTTTGTTGAAAGGTGATGACGGAGGCACAGAAGTTACTGCATTGTCTCTTGATATGTCTGAGGGCGGCAATGCGGTGTTCTCTGGAACTGTTACACGCGCCCTGACGCGAGGCTCTATTGATGTTGGCAATAGCTCTGGCGTGTCTGCACCTCTGGCAAAAGGTTCTGCGGGAACATTTTTAACTTCTGATGGCACTGATTTGTCATTTGCAGAAATTTCAAGCGGTTCAAGCAGTGTAGTTTGGCCCTCTGATTTTGCCTCTCCAACTAATACATACACAAGCAGCGGAACTTGGAGCAAAGGTAGTTTGGCTGACGATGACTATGTTTGGATTTATCTTGTGGGCGGTGGCGGTGGCGGTGCGAGAGGCAACCCCTCTGGGTATCAGCGAGGAGGTAGTGGGGGGGCGGCTTTACTTCTTTACGGTCAAGCCCAGTGGTTTAATGGTGGGGCATATGTAATTGGTGCAGGCAGCACCGGTTCAGGCATCGGCACAGGACAACCCACCGCAACCACTTTTACACTTTCATCCTCAAACAATTCTACTGTATTCACCACGGGAACTACTTCGGGTAGTACAGAAGGCCAAACAGGCGCAAATATATTTAAAATAATAGAAGACAAAACAAGCCCAATAACCATAGGTGGTCAGGTTATATCTGCGAGGCTTTCCGCAACTTCAACATTTATTCTTCCCGCCACCGTTCCAACTATTACTGATCAGGGTAGTGGTGAAAAATTATATAATTCTGGAAACGGAGGCTACACCAGCGCACCCGGCAATTCTGTTTTCGGCGGTGGTGGTGGTGAGGGCGCGTATCAAAGTAGTGGTTCCACTAGGGGTGGCAGTCTTTATGCTGGCAGAGGTGGGGCTAATAATGGCACCACTGGGGCGGTTCCCGGTGGTGGAGGCGGTGGTGGAAATACCGATTCCCAGAAAAGTGCTGGTGGAAATGGCAACGTAAGGGTTTATCATGTCTAAAATTTGGTACGACAAAAACACAGGCGATGGTGCAGTATTTGATGACGCGGAAGATATGTCAAATTGGCCTGACTTTCAGGCTGACTCCATAGCTGCAAGTGCAATCCAAGTACGCGCAGAACGTGACAAACTCTTAGACTTATCTGACCATATGGCCTTGGCTGACCGTATAACAACGGATTGGACAACGTACAGACAAGCACTGCGCGATGTACCCACACAAGCTGGGTTCCCCACAGATGTGACTTGGCCCCTTGAGCCTATCTAATGCCAGATATGAATGAGTGTGGTTTTGTAGTAAATAGGTGTAATGATGGATAAGCGCACAGTGGCCTCTGCACACAGCAGAATTGATGATCTAAACGTCACCTTTGCGTCCCTACGAACAGAGGTGACCATACAGCACAAAGAGCTATTTACGAGGGTGAAGCGTTTAGAGGCGATTATGATCGGTGCAAGCGCGGCCATAATCGTGATGTTAATGACTGTACTAACAAAAATGGGATAAGACTATGACGCCAGAGACGTTTGATAAACTCAAGGTTTTACCCCGTTTGATGATGCTGGCTGTCACGGTGCTAACATATCAAAGTGTTCACTGGTTTATGTCGATCCCCCCCGATCTTGTGACAAATGCCCAAGCGGGTTTGGTTAGCGTCTGTATGGGCGCATTGACTGGCTGCTTCGGCATCTTCATTAATGGTGAAAAGACATGATGGCGCTTCTGGGAAGCCTGCTGGGCTTCGGATCATCGTTTCTGCCGTCTGTGCTTGATTACTTCAAGGCCAATCAGCAGCAGAAGCACCGCATCGAAATGATGCAAATCGAGACAGAGCTTGCCCAAAAGCGTTCTGAGATGAAGCTGGTAGAGCTAGACAAGAAGGCAGACATCGAAGAAACAAAGGGGCTGTACGCACATGACCGATCTATTGACGCTGGAGGCTTTATCAACGCTCTCAGGGGTAGTGTTCGTCCTGTCATTACTTATGCCTTTTTCGGACTTTTCGTAGCCACCAAAGTGGTCATCATGGTCAAGGTCGGGCAGTCTGGTGGAGAGTGGACAGAGGCTGTTGAGCTTATGTGGGACCAAGAAACGGCTGGGCTTATGAGCGCAGTTTTAGCATTCTGGTTCGGAAATCGGGCAATCAGTAAATACGCAGGACAGAAATGATATTATCGTCGGGGCAAATTGAGCAGCTACTGCATGGCAATAAAGACTGGAAATCTTGGGAGCAGCCTCTCAAAGATATTCTTGCCAAGTACCAGATCAACACGCCC